CGTGCTTAAAGGCTATCAAATGTCGCAAGTACCTGGGCAGATGAAGCAGGAAGCTACGGCTAAAGAACTTGCTAACTCATTGAAGAAGCTTGAGGTCGAACACAAGCCGAAGGAATATGCTCTGGGCGACCAAGAGAAAGGATTATCCAATGCGCTGAAGTCTAAAGCTCTTGAGCACTATGAAGAGAAGTTTAAGCTTGAGAAGGACTACAAGACTGCTCAGATTCAAAAAGCATTACAGCAGAAGGTTGGCGGTACTCCTAAAGCCAATGGCGAGCTGGCTAACTACATTGTCTCTCATCCAGATGCGAGTCAGGAAGACATTCGTAAAGCCTATGAAGAGATTCATGGCAAGAAGATGGAACATGAGGACACGATTATCGACCGCAGCAAGGATGTTGTCGCTGGGAACTCCTTTGACAAGCTTCCTACGAATGACAAGAAGCAGTCCGTTGCCTTGATGAAGGGCATGGGCGTTGACCCTGTTGAAGCGGTGGCTTACTTGCGCCAGAAGGGTAATAGCCCCTCATCCTATGCGAAGGAACAAGGTATTGATGTGACTAAGGTTGAACCAGATTACGCAGCTGGTGAGCAGAATATTAAGATGGCTCAGCAAGCTAATGCTTATATGGAAGAAATCGATACTCTGGAAAAGCACATTAATGACGGCCTTGGTAAGTACCAGAACAAGATTATGGGCTACTCATTAGAACAAATTGCTGACGCTGCTGAAGGTTCTAACCCTGACCAGCAAGCCAGAGCACTAGCGGCTCGTGCGTTGCTGCCTGAATTGAACTCACTTCGACTGAAGATTGCTGGTGGTAACATCGGTATTGAAGCCCTGCGTGAACTAGAGCACAAGTCATTGGGTAAGCTCAATGTCCTTGAAAGCCTCGTTGATTCTGAAACCTATACTAAGGCTCAGCAGTACATGACTGACTGGATTAAAGAAGCTGGTCAAGTGCGCGTGAAGTCTTTGGTCAATAACAGTATGTTGAAGTCTAGGCTCCAGAAGAGTGCCGAAGCAGAATCGAAGAAGGGTAAGGTGCTCAATTTAGCTACTGGCAAATGGGAGGATGAATAATGGCTTTAACCACAATTAAGGTTAAGTTGCCCTCTGGCCAGATTCAGCAAGTTAAAGTGCCTGATGATTGGGATGAGGAAAAGATTACGTCCTCTATGAAGGAACACTTCCCTGACGAGTACAAGAGCGAAGAGCCGAAGCCTATGGAGTTGGAGCTTAATAAAGGCCAACCTAAAGAGCGCACTGGTCTCTTAGGAGTTGTCAGTGACGTGGCTCGTGGCACAGGTAATGCGGTGAAAGGTGGGATTAATTTCCTAGCTCACACACCTGATATGCTTGAAGACCTTGGTGAAGAATTACTAGAGCACCCTGGTACGGGACAGTTGCGGGGATTAGGTCAGATTGCAGCTGAAGGTGCTGAGATGGGTAAAGGCATTATTAATGCCCCTTATAACCTTAACCAGTACTTGGCTCGCAAACACTTACTACCTCAAGTATTGGGTAAATTAGGCAAGTTGATTCCTCATATCCCAGAAGACACGGGGCTTGAAAAGGCTCTAGGACTGGAAGCTCGTAAGGGCGATAAGTTATTGCGGGGGTTGACTGAAGGTGCTGGTTTAATTGCTGGCGGTGCTCCTATTGCTAAAGGCATTAAGAAAGCTGTTACAGCTCCGAGTAAAGAACGTCTATTTAAGCGAGCACTTGAGGATAAGATTGCAAAAGCAGCTGAAGAGAAAGGTTTAGCTGTAGGTGACTTGGATAAGCTTAAAGAAGCCTTAACAGATGAATATACGAAATTGCACCCAAGTCGTCCTGGAGAGCTATCTCCTATGGGACAGCAGTCTGAAATTAATATTAAGAAGCAGAAGTTAGAAGCCAACCCTCAGAAGGATAATATCCCTGAAGGTGAGCTGCCTAGCATTCCAGAAGCCCCAGATACTAAGGGAATGCTTGAACGCCACCAGAAGGCTATTGATGAGGCGAAAGAGGCTGCTGAAGCTGATGTGGGCATATTAAGTAATCCTAAACTTGGCGCAAGGAAGAAGATTAAGTCGGCCATTAAAGAGGTTAAGGGTTCTGCGTCTGAGCTATATGAAGCCAGTCGTAACCACTATAAGGATCAGAAAATCTCTGCCGATAATTCTGCTGAGATTAAAGCAGCGACTAAAGAACTTGAAGCCATGAAAGATGCTGATGAGTTAGCACCTGGATATGGTTCTGGTACTGGAGAGCAGAAGGCGTTAGAGGCTCAAATTGAGGCACTTAAAGGGGAGAAAGTAAATGCAAGCGACATATTTGACTTACAGCGAACGCTGGAGAAGATGGCTGAAAATACTCGCGAGAAACAGTTTGCCTCTGGAAAAGGTACAACCGATTTAGACCGTAAGCGGTTTGGCCAAATAGCTGAGAAGTTAGATTTCCATGCGGATAAATTGGCTAAACGATTAGAGTCAGTCGGTGGCAAAGATGTTCAGAAAATGATTACAGAGGCTAATAAAGGATGGCGTGTTTACAAGCAGCTTAGTCTGGATAACCCTGTGGGCAAAGGTGCTATGTATGGTGAAATTCCTAATCAGGCATTGATTAAGATTGCAGACGACCATCCAGCTAACGACTTTATGAAAGCCTTGGTAGATTCTGACCCTGAGCTAAGAAAGCAATTATTAGCTGCTTACTCTGGAGAGAGTAATGTTAATAAGCTCTTGAAGCCAAGCTCAGTGATTGATGGCTATATCAAATCATTGCCAGAAGTTGAAGAGAAACTAACGGCCTTTAAGAATGCTGTGTCTGATTACAAAGCGGGTGAAAAGTCTGCTGCGAAGATTGGTAAGGCGCATGAAGACTTAGTGAAATCCATGAAGGAAGTTGCTCAGGCTAAACAGCTCCAGCAGCAAATTAAGTTCCATGAAGAAGCTATTCCCAAGATTCGCGAGAAGATGAAGAAGGTAGATGAAACGAGTGCGGAACATGCTAAGTTAGCTAAAGAACTTAAAGACCATGAGAAGAATTTGTCCGACAAGAATTACCTACTTAAGAAGTATGGTAAGTATGTAGCTGGTTACGTTATCGGAAAAGAAGTGGCTAATAAAGTTGGTTTCTAACAAGGATATATGTCGTCTATTAAAGCGGCATATAAGTGATAGACCAACAGAGCCAAAATAATTGTAGTTAACATATTGTCCCCTTGGATAATAAGTAAGCATTATACAGGTGGATTGGGTAGAAATCAAGCATAAGGACGTGCTATGGCTATTGACTCACATTACATCCCAGCGTTCTCCATTGAGGATGTATTGCTGGATAAAGATACTGGTGCGCCTCTATCTGGTGGTCTTGTTTACTTTGAGCAAGACAATCAGCGTGGCGTACTGAAGCCTGTCTATCAGATTACAGGTACTTCACCTAATTACACTTACACGCAGCTGCCCAATCCTATGACCTTGAGTTCCATTGGGACATTTCAAGATTCATTGAGCAATCCAGTCGTGCCTTACTTCTATCCGTATGATGAAGAGGGTGATGTTGAGTACTACTATGTTCGGGTAACAAGCTCTGAAGATGTACCACAATTCGACAGAGAAGCAGTTCCCTATGTAGGCTTACAGGATAATGCTGAAATTCTTAATGTCATTACGAACGAGCTGTCAAATCCTCAGTTTATCGAGACAGTTTATACGGGAACGCATGTCTTCAGTTTCAGCGCAGCAGTTCAACAGGTCGTCAATATTGCGCCAGATTGGGACATAATTGTAACGTGTCCGACTACTGGTACGGTGACAGTAACTCAGAGTACACCAGCTGGCTCTCTAAACATTATTACGAACCCAGGAACAATCTTAACGATTACCTCTGCGGGGATTACAGCCTTGCAACTTCGTCAGAGGATTTATGGATCGCCTAACCTTTGGGGTTCAGGTTATCTGTCTGCAACCTTCGTGGCCAAGACTTACAGTGGTACAGCAGTCACCCTGAATATGTACTACAGTCAGTCTAACGGAACAGTGGTTGACCAGTTATTGGTATCAGCATCATTGCCAGCGAGTGGTGATTACGAGGCATTCAGCAATGCGTTCCTCATTCCACCATCTAACAGCACTCAAACATTCCCGAATGCTTATGTTGATATTTACTTTGATATCCCATTGAGCATTCAGATTGACCTTACAAGCGTCATGGTTGCGTTCACAGGTAACACAGCGATTAACAATATTGCTTATGACCAAGAGTCTTACGCAAGGCAGCTTGACCATCTATACCATAATGCTTATCCAGTCGTACCAGTAGGAGCGGTCATTGATTTCGCGGGGACTGTATTGCCCTTACATTATCTCGCTTGTAATGGCGCAGCTGTTAGCAGAACAACTTACGCAAGACTATTCGCAGCCATTGGCACTACATGGGGTGTCGGGGACGGTTCAACCACATTTAACCTGCCTAACTTAATAGATTACGTAACTTCTGGTTCTGGTGGAACATTTGGAGCTGTGGGAGCTAAGGTTGGAACAACTACGCATACCTTATTAGCGGGCGAATTACCACCTCACTCTCATACTTATGCGTTGTGGACAAACCAAGGGGTAGGAGGTTTCGGTATGGCTGGAGGTACGCTTGCCAACTACGTAACTACTGCTACAGGAAATGGTCCTGGAGGATCAGTACCGTTTTCAATTGTTCAGCCAACAGCTGTGATGCTTAAAATTATTCGATACCAATAAGGATGGATTATGACTACTCAATACAAGTTACAGAAGGATGTTGCAGGGTACAACGGATTTGGATTGCCACCATGTGATCAGAAATTCAGTGCGTCACTAGCTGCCACAACTGATACCACTTTAACCGTTCCTAGTTCAGGAGCATTAGGTGCGCCATTGAATCAGGTGAATCGATTCTTAGCGGTCATCCAGGTTGAAGCGAACCTATCAGTATGGCTTGCAATCAACGCCACAGCAGCGGTTCCCGTTGGAGGCACTTTTGCTGCGACTACATCCGATTTAATCATCGGAGGGCAGTATTATGCGATTGAAGTGAAAGCAGCTGATGTAATGCACTTTATGGCAGCCACCGCTGGTACAGACATTCTAGTTAAGTTTTACGCTTTGCCAGCTAGCTAAGGCACTGCGAACCCAATATCACAAGGAGTGTGGTTATGGCATTAGTACCTGATCAAAAGTTTAGTACCTTCCAGAATGGAGGGGATGTTGAGGTGGGCGACACAATTGTCGGTCTGCGTGGAGGTATTAATACTCGATTCCTCTACACAGGTGAACTACCTCCTGGATATATAGTTCCCATTGACCAAGGTGGTACAGGCTCAGATACAGCAGCAGGTGCTAGAACCAATTTAGGTTTAGGTACAATGGCTGTACAGAACGCTAATGCCGTGGCCATTACAGGTGGTACTGCCGCTCTGACTTCAGGTCAAGTAGCCGATGCGCCTGTTAACCCAACTGACCTTGTAAATAAAGCTTACGTGGATGGTATAGCTACAGGTGTTCAGACGGTAGTAGGAACGGTTAATCAGATTGATGTGGATAGCACTGACCCTGAGAACCCGATTCTAAGCCTGTCAGCAACACTGAATGTCCCTGGAACATTTAATATCCAAGGCACGACTGCGGTGAGCGCAATCATCAATGATGACACCATGGCAACTGCTACTGCAACTAACCTTGCAACTGCCTTATCCATCAAGACTTATGTAGATGGTCTCGATGCTGGTAGCGTCAAGAGTGTGGTGGGAACCCTTGACAGAATTACATCGACAGGTGGCGTTAACCCTGTGAT